TGAATATCAGCGCAAGTTGGGAATGCATCGAACTACTTTCGAAGACCTGGAATACTACCATAGCGGAACCTGCCTTGTGACGTCAAGTGCGGATACTCTCGAGCGGTGTAGTACGTGAGTTGACAAACCACCCGTGAACTGTTCTCTATTTCACCAGTGCAGACCTAGAGTCATATCTTGAAAAATCCGATAATCGCACAAAGCTCTCTTTCACTATGGACGAATTCTCTTATCAGTCGCACAGTATAGACGATGAGTTTGATGCAATTGAGGATGACACCCCCCGCGAGAGAATTACCACTCTACCACACGGCTTAAATTCCCCTCTTGTGTTGACGAAAATGTGGAAACTCACCTCAGCGATCACGCGCCAGCTACACCCGTCCATACGACCACTTGCATCACTGGCTCGTGAGTTTGCCTTCCTGACCAGTGCCGAGCGACGCCTCCCTCCAAGGCCGTGGAATGAGATGACACATCAAGACCTTATCAATATGACGAATGAATACCTGGCTTACGGACGTGATCACCCGGTGGGTATGACATCTCCGCGGTCGGAGGAAGTGTACACTGCTACTCTCCGTGGATTGGAGTCACGAGGTGGGATTTTCCCTGTACACAACGTGGTTCTTACACATGAAGCTCGATGCACTCTTTCCGCTGCTCGTCTCTGCCGGCGACAGTATGACCAGCTCCGGCGCATGCAGGGAGTAGGTAGGTATGACGTAGTAGAGATAGGCTTGCCTGGCATCGATGCGATCATCCATGCTAATGGCTGGGCAATGGTCGAAGGGGGGTCCACTCGAGTGGCGTATGCACCACTGGACTGGTTTTTGTCAGTCTTGGATCGCTTGGAGGAACAGTCGTCAGCTATGCTGGCAGCTGAATATCTCAGACAGCCAGCAGGGGGAATTACCTCTGAATTTATCCGTCGTGTCGCCCGGTGGCAGGTACGAGTCCTGGAAAGGTATGGTAATGATGGGTATCCTGTGTTGAAAGCACCCGAGGCCATGTTTAAGTGCTATTCGTCCAGTCTGACCACTTTGCAAATCGGAATTCCACCAGTCGATCTTATCGTCGCAAAGTACGTTGCCAAAGAGAGAAATCTTGGAGGGTCAGGGCGCCTGACACATGAGTTAAGACAGATGGCGGATGAGCTGACCAGTGTGGAGGCATGTTGTGATGCAGCCTCTTTGATAAAACTTTGTGGATACCCATTCGTGGATCCTAGCATTTCGGCCGCAGGGAGTAGAAACCAAGCCAGGACGGCTGATCATACCAAAGCGTCTAGCGCGGCAAGGTGCGTTAGAATGTTCTCACATCTGATCCTGAAAAATTTCATCGCTCAGAACAACTGTTGGCCCCACATAGAATTCTCTCGTGAAGGCAGCGTGTTACACAGACTATACCGCAGTGGACGGCTGGATATCGTAGACCGTCAATATCCATTAGAGGATTGGGACTCCGCAGAATTGGTCAATCTGTTCGACTTTATGTATCACGAAGATTACTTATCAATGATAGCGGACAAAGCTTGCTGCGCAGGATTAGATGCACGCCCCGATCACTACGCGGGCAGACTATCAAACTCTACCGTACGCCGTCTAATCCTGACAGTCCTCGAATCCGATGTAATCTCCACCAAATCGGATGTAGAGCACTTAGCCCTGGGCACGCTGCCAGCAGAATGCTATGCGATGGATCTCTCACCAGAGGAGAAGGAATTCAAGCCCGCTGCGCGAATGTTCACCCTGCTACACCCGGTGGCGCGCCGCGCCTTGTCTATCATCCAAGAGAACGTCAAGGCTCTGTTTTTTCCACTCCTTCCTTACACGAGCATGGCGATGGGTGCATCCGAGACGGCTCTCAAGTTGCACTCAATGACTGCATCCACTTCTGGGCGAGTGCGGATGAAAATCGAGTCGGACCTGACAGGGTGGAATCTGCGGTTTAGGAGGTTTTTGACGATGCTAGTGGGACACAAGATGGATAGAATGGCTGGAGTGGTCGGGGTATTTGGGGGAGTGCATCGATTCTTTGAGAAATGCGAGATTGCCGTGATGGTTCCTGATTTGCGAATAGAGCAATTGGAGCCAGGCGGGGACA